CCACACTGGGCTCCCAGGGTCTGTTTGTTGAGACAGACCATCGCTACCACATCAAGCGTAGCGACCCTTTGGACCACTCTCCTAGTACGGAGTGGCCCACCTCAACTTGGTGTCGACGGTTGAGGGACGTCCAGAACGTTCCAGATGCCGGTCATCAGCGGATGGCATACCACTGATCAGAGTTCGCCAAGTATCTTCTTCTTGGCCGAGCTCTGCTAGGACCAGACACTTGAGTAGGGCGCCAGAGTCTTCCAACAATGAAGCTGGAATTCTCGGTCGAAGAGTCCAACCCTTGACAAGGGGTCGGTGCAATTCGTCGCAGTTCCTAGTGGCTTGATAGCCAAGGTAACTGTAGCGTCCTAACACCGGAGAGGTCTCGAGTACTACCGGAAGCGGGATTAGCCGTCCCAGCATTTCGTCGAGGTATCTTGCTGACTTCCACAAACCACTGAAGTATAGGTGGTTGCGGAATTCAAGCGTAGATACAATCTCCGGAACGTCCTTGCGGTTGGAAGGGAACTTACGACGCATTTTCACGATTGAAACATCGTGACCGTCGTAGTATTCCTTCCCGCAACTCTCTCGGAATTTGCCATTCCAGAAAGACTTGCTCTCAGAAACTTGAAGCCCAAAAGCCTCAAGTTCCGAGATAACCGCGGGTACATAGTCTACAGGGACAATAATATCGTCTCCGTAGACACGCACCTGGCCCAGGAAGGAACGAATCTTCCTGGGGGTTAGCTGGCAGTTGAGCTCTCGCTCTATCGCAACGAAGATGATGGTCGCAAAGACCATCGCCTCCATTGGAAAGGTGAGAGCTGAACCCATAGACGCGAACTTGGCTAGGCGAATTACGCCATGGCCAGGCACATCAGCCTTCCGGGATCTGCTTGAATCCACTGCATCGTTGAGATGTCTGTGGTTTCGAAGCAGGACTCGTACATGCTGATTGCTGACGCGGTCGGAGGCTTCTCTGAGATCCAGAGTTGCGAGGGCTCCATTCCTAGAGCCCTCTTGAGCAAGGTGCTGATTAGGCACCTGACTTGCCCATCCGACAAAGCCCGAAGCGATGTCATCTGCTTCGACGGCTTTCCTGAATGCACCCAGTAGGCCTTGTTGCATGTATTGCATGCAAGTAGGCTCGACTGCAATGATTCGGGGCGACTTGAGCGTCTTAGGCACAGTGATGACCCTGACGGGTCGCTCTGTCCCAGGTTCGAGGATGCGCACATTGGTGAGGTCTTGGAAATACCTCCAGCTGGAAACAAGATGCTCCCCATGAGGGAACACTTGTTCCAGTCGCTCGGTCCACTCACGCTGATTCCACTTCGCGTTTCCGCGGAGTTTGTCAGCTGTGGCGCCGGGACCATGCTTTGCGGTGATTTCTCCGTCGTAGACCTTTCGGTCCACGGCTGAAAGAACATCAGCGAAAAGCAAAGTGCTGATACGAGAGTAACGCCGGATCCTGTCAGGATCCAGCCTCGTGTCGGCATTGCGTACATCCTGCTCACACTCCATGTATCTGTCGATGGCACGCCTATCACGCACGGTTGTGCATGGTAGGTTAATCTTTGCATACATCAACGTGAGTTGACGTATTGCGTGGATGTGTGTCACCGACGGATTCTGGAGCAACTGACCAGAACCACGATCGAACACATGGTCAAGGAAACCTCCGAGAAATCGGGGGAGCCCCCCAGTTCGTGAGAATCCAACGAACTGGTCGTGACCGACGAAACCTTGGTCCAGACTTTTTTGGAAGTCCGTACCGAAGTTCGACAGGGATATCGTAAGAAACGATAGCCCCTCGTGTTCGAAACGCCTCGCGATCGTTTTGAAATCGCGAGTGGTGCTTGTGTGACACCAGGTCCCCAAATCTTCGAGGACCAACTGCATGAACGACATCAGGCTTTTCAAGGCTTCCTCCACTCAATGTTGGGGGTGAGTCTTCCCTAGCTCTGATGTTCGGCTGAGGTAGACCAGAGAGGAGGTCTTCGTGTTCCCGGGAAGGGAACATGTGGGACCTCCTCTCTAGATCTACGGGCAGGGGAGATAGATTATCTCCTTCCCCTGGTCAGTTCTCACCACCAAGAAACTTGGTGATGTTGGCACCGGAAGTGGCCTGGAGATTGGCCAAGTAGCCGTCAATGACGGCCTTCTGCTCCGCGACGCTGTAGCCAACGATCGGCACATCCGCAACGATGTAAAAACTCATCGAATACGGAGTGTTGACCGCCGGCATCAGCGGATCGGGAGCAACCTTCCGGTGCGTGATCTTCGAGGTCCGTCGGATGCGCTTACCATTGGTATGCGCAACCGAGAAAACCACGTTGCCATCGGCGGATGTGAATTCGCCCTGGCGAACGCCACTGCTAGTTCGCGGAAGCGAAATAGCGGTGCCGGAGATCGTAACTGACTGTGGATCTGCGAACATCTGAGCATCGTCCTTGCAGGATGAGGATGATGTAGACGGACGTCTACACCACTCTGGCTATCTCTCTAGCAAGCTCTACCAGAGAGATGTCGGTGCCTTGGACAAACCAAGTGCACCCAGGATCGCCCATTGCCGACTCGTAAACGAGTTCGGGTTCTTGGCGAATCCATAAGGAGAGGCCTTCACGCGTTGTTTCTTCACCGTAGTGAAGGTAACGGTGTAGGGCCCAGTGACTCCAGAATAAGATCTGGGGCCAATGAGCGTACAGGTGTGATCTGTGATTGTCTCACACATCAGGTACCCGTACCTGAGTACTAGACCGTCTGATGTTAGCCGTGTAGCATTGGCAATGTTATCGCCAATGTTCACTTGCCAATCAGCCAGCCAGCTCCATGGGGCGAGATTCCAGACTACTTCAGGAGTAATCCTGAAGCCGAACAGATAGTTTGCTTTCTGTTCGTAGTCACGCAACTTGTTGACGACAGAGTTGTCGTCCTGCAAGTGGTAACTAAATGCACCAGAGAACCAGATTCTCTCTTGAGATCTGACACTCTCGTACAGGATCCCGTCTCGTCTTCCATCGATCCAGAAGCCGTTCGATGTGTTGATATCCATTCCCGGATTAAACAAATATCCAGGATGGGGACCATACACATCTTCGGTTACCGTGATCGGGAAGTCCATCCGTCTTCGGATGGCCTGACCTGCATTGCGCTGGTACTGTGTGATCAACGCAGAAGCGTTTTTCACGGCGTACATGGTCTTCTGAATGTCCCCTAAAAGGGGCATCCATCCGAATTGGTGGTTGAGATACTCGCCGCCCGCATTGCGGGCATTGAGCGTCCCATCCTTCCAAACGGATGCGCCAGAGAGAGCAGGGAAACCCTCCCTTTTCAGCTCAGCAAGACCAACAGCTAGGTCAGCTACTGGGTTGGTAGGTGCACAGGCCTGGATTGCCTTCGGACCGTGAAAACCTTCAGAGAAGGTTGACGCGCCTTGGACAAACTGCGGCCTGTTGAAGTACAGCCCGTCTAAAGCAACGGGACCAGTGTACTTCCACCTTGTATCCGAACCAGGTACGCCCTCTTTCCCATAGAATGCGGATTGAGGGTGTGACAGTGTCACATACTGTTTCACTGTCTGGAACGGATGACCTGTGTCGCCTTCTGGAACCTCGGAGTCAGACTGAGCCTTCAGGTTGGAGTAAAAACTCCTCCTGTCGGTCACACCCTGTACTTCGGCTTCCAGTGAAGATAGGCCGGCACTTCCCAGTCGAGCACCAGTTCGATAACTGGTGGTCGTTTGAGTTGGAGCAACATATCCGTTCAACCCATCCTCGTTAGAGGTGGGCTGAAGCGCGCCAGCAAACCACACCTTCCTCGAAAGGAATTTGCGGGGCGTGGCGCGCGTGGATGTTGTTGTTCCACCCATGGAGCTCTCCTTATGGGAGAGTAGGACCACTCTACCGGGCGGTAGAGTGGGGTGACGACGACTTGTCATCGTCGTAGCGCACAAGCACCCGGTGGCCGCTTACGCGGCC